GTTCAGTGGTAACCTTTGGCCACCGCTTCGTTTGCTCAAATTCCATGTGAGCATTCTGTTCTAGGATTGATTGTGCTTGTCCTAGCAAGCCTTGGCGGATCTCATATCCGTTGCGATTGTTATCACTCATATTTTCTCCTGTGTGTGTGAGTAAGGTGGCAGACTTTGACCGGTCTGCCAGCGGCTTAAGCTACTCTGTCGTTGTATCAGTAGCTATGGTTTCCGTTGTGGTTGTGGGGGAATTTACTTCTTCTGTAGAAGCCGTGGCGGAAACCTCGACTGTAGTGGTCTTCTCCACTGCTTCGGCTGCTGGGGTATTTTCGCTAACCTCTGCGGCCGGAGGCTCAAAGGTACATGTCCCATAGGCAGTAGCAACAACAAGCGCTCCTGCTACAAAACTAACTTGGACCTTCCAGCGGGCCAACAATGATTTTAACCATTCCATAATATAATCTCCTTTTATAGAATATGCGGCACCCTATTTCAGCCGGGGTGCCAGCGGCTTTCTAACAAGCTACTTAGTTGCCATCAACTCATCAAATGCTTTGTCGACTGGGTTGACATTGGGCTCTTTCTTATACTTGCTTGTCTCAGATGAGCGAGACTCAGCAGAGGCACCACTCGCCAATTGTTCATCTAAAATGGCGTCAACTTGTTCGGGGGTCTGACGCTCAAAGAGTGAATCAATGTCGGGGATGCCTTCTAGGAGGGCGGGGATGGCCTCAATATCCTCCAGTAGAGCAGATGTGTTTCGACGCATCTTAAGGCTTGTTTGCGGATAAGCTCCGGGGGTGGTTGGTTTGGTATAAACCAACGAAATATCAGTTCCTTCAAGGGTATCGGTAATATCACCATATTCTGGGTCAAGTATATATCCAAGAAGAAGCTCGTATGCTCTCTTACCGTAGCCGTAGACCTTTACACCTTCATCTTCACGACCGCGAACTAACACGGGTGAAAAGAACCGGGCTCGGACAAAGAGAGACTTTGCAAGCTTTTTGGTTTCTTCGTCGTTGTTATTTGTTCCATCCTTCCAGAGATTGGAAGCAAAGTCACAAATTGGACAGCGCTCACCATAGTTGCGCTTGGGGCAGGGAATTCCGCCTCTATGATCTCCGACATTATAGTGGAAATACATTTCCTTAAGGGGATCGCCGTCTGCAGTTGGGACAATCCGAATGGTTTGATCGCCTTCTTCGGGCTTAAACCAAGCAGAGCTGCCATCCCTATCTTCGCCTCTGAGGTGGGCGAGTTTCTTTCTCATTAGTTCCATGTTAATTGACATTAGTTTTTTCTCCTATTTGTTTGTAAAGTATACTGTGCGTTCCACAGTATCTAATGTACTACTCTTGTTCTAGCTTGTCAAGAGTTTTTTGTTGTTGTGTAGCGTTAGAGTGGGTAACGCAAAACCCAAAATCGTGCAGATGAGTCTCCCAGATACCATATGAAATCTTGCGAAATGCATTTCTTGGTTTTTCTTTAAGGAGGTCGACTATCTGTCTATGTAATCCGCTTTCCTTCTCAAGTCTGTCTTGATTTATACATATATAATAACATGTCTCGCGAGGGATGTCAAGCTCAAAAAGCCATTTTTCTGATAATGTTTTTATATCTAAAATTCCAATTGTGCGGATTCTGTTAATTTCCGCCGGTCTCGCCATTTGGCCAATTTCTGGTTCGGTGTGGTTGAAAAAATTTAAATAGTGCACACATGAAAAAATGGTATGATTGAGTTTCTCATAATAGTTTTTGATGGATAGGCCCGGAATACTTTTCTCAATTTCCAAATTAGATAATATTGTCATTGATTTAAAGAGACCAGAGCGTGCATATTCTTGCAACACACCAAACATTAAGTTTTCTAGAAGCTTGGGAACCCCTGTTAGAAGTTCTGTGTCTGGTTTAACATAAAATATTTCTATGGTCTTGTCTTTAAGTTGTTCTAAGACACCCAGCGCATAGTTTGAACTGTATGAAGCGCCGACAATAAAGACTTGTACACTTTCATTCGTATCTTTAAAAAACTTATCCAAGTCGGGAATGTTATTTTCATATTCCTCTGGGCTTTCAAACTTCTTTAGTTTCCGGGTATATTTAGTGTTTTTATAGCCGGTTCCAAGCTGGTATACTTTGTAGTTATTTCCTTGAGATTTGAAATTTTCTGCAATCGCTGAGGCTGCGTTACCAATACCAATAATCGAGATCATAAATTTAAAACTCCAATATCCATATAGTCTCTTCCTGCCTTAAGGTTAGTAACAAACTTGTCAAGTTTGTTGTTTGAGAATATTTCTTTAATCTCCGGGATAAGATATCTCTCATCATCAGGCATGTCAAGCACTATTTCGTCATGTACAATATGTGATATAAAAGATTTCTTATCTTCCAAGAACTTGTCGAGCATCACTGCTCTATCATTTACCAAATCTGCGCAGGTACTCTGAACAATATAATTGACTGCCTTATATTCGTCAACTTCAATTTTGCGGTCAAAAATAGTCCGGATATGACCATCCTCATAGTACTGTTCCAGTAGCGCATCGCGATCATAAAAAGATTCTTCAATTTTCTTAGAATCAGGATTATATAGCCACGAAAAAAAGTAAGTCTTGGCTGCTTCGCGAGAAGTAACTCCCTTGTGTTTTAACACATTCATAACATTCCACTCATGAACATCGCCACGAGGTTGTTTTTTCCCAAGAAGGCCCAATACTGTTCTGGCCTCGGCACCATTATAATCAAGCGAAATAAACCAATCATTGTGGGGTTTTACCAGTGCGCGCAAGGCCTTTGGCATAGTCAAAACCGGAAAAGAGCCGCCATATGTTGAAAGCCTTCCCGTGCGCGTGCCAAAAATATTATAGTCAATATATTGAGGCCCTGACATCAGTTTTTGGGCTGATGTACGAGTTCTAGAAGAAACAAACACGGCCCGGGCATTTTGATTGCTGATGTTGAGCTTTTGGAATCTGATCTTATACAGCAGCCTCTCCACGGCCAGTAAGTGATCGTAAATAGGAGGCTTTTCATAAGTCTCAAACACATGCTGTGTTATTTGATTCTTTAGCTCTAAAAATCCTGCCAAGAAGTCGTGCGGCACCAAATCAAAGAAGCAGTGCTCCTTGAAGCTAACTTTTGCTAGAGAAAATGCTTTCCGAAAAGCGTTCAGTTTCTTTTCATACTTCGTAAGTTCTTCTAACATATGTTCCGGGCAGCATTCTTTCAAGGTTTTACCGTTCGTTCTAAGCCAGCCATACTCTATGGACTCGTCATTCAGAAAGCCCGAATAGCGCCATGTTCGCATGTTTGAAAAATCATCGGGAAATTGTGAATCGTCAAAGATTAAACGACCGTCCCAATAAACCCCAATACAATGTTTCTTATCATCAAGTGCTTGAAAGTACACTACCGCCTCAAAATCCTATTCCTATTACGAATATAGCTTAAAGATCCACTATAGTCAAATGTTTTATTCAAAATTTTCTCAAAAGCGTCCAATGCAGCCACCATATCTATTCTCGATAGCTCCGCAGTATTTTCAATCAATGAGTTTCTTTGGTAAGCCTCAAATTTGCTTTCTTCTTCAAGAAACCGAATCTCGCAATACAAATTTAAGAAATATTCATTACCGAATTCGGATACAAATTGTTCGTATGTATAACCTATAACTTTATGAACGACGGCTTTGGTGCCATCACTATCATTGTGAGTTGTCGTAAGAATTGTTCTTCTTCTGTTATCCCTGTAAAGGCGATAAAGAAATATCTTGAACTTCTCAAAATGCCCATGGGCTGCAGTATCATAGCAATTAGTTATAAACAGATCTGTGCTGTTAATCTCTGGATTATACTTCCTCATTTTCTCGACCATGGTTGCTGACCCTATATCTGCCACTAATCGGTTAGGCATATTACAGTCTACCATAAAGCCATAAGTATTGCAAGCATTTAAAAAGAATTCCCAATTTGCGCTCTTGTAAAAGTTTTCATATTTAAAATTGTCATCATTTGTCTTTATGTTTCCTATTTCAATAACGAGCCCAGAAACATTTATCGGGCATTCCTTGCTTTTTATATAAGCTGGGTATGTGAATACCTTGTTATTCTTAATGGTGTTTTTAATGTAAGGCAATAAAAGACCAATAAACTGTTCAAAATTGGTAAATTTGATTCTCTTCTTTTTTATAATATTGCCAATAGCAGCGGAGTATGAATTTGAATAACGCTCATAAAGCGCGCTGGGATCTTTATAGCCCGCACTTGGAACC